AAAATAACGATTCCCTTAGAAGCAAGCTCGCCCCCATTTCTCCAGAAATTGAGTTAAGATTAAGCTAGATTAACAACCCCCCAGGGTTTTGACATGACAAACCGCCTACCGGCTGAATTGCATTTGGTGCATGGCACAAAAGCCGAGCATAAAGCGCAGCCATTGCCTGAGCAAATTCGCGCAAGGGTTCCGAAGGCTGCGTGGCTGGACAATCCTGATGCGTGGGATCGAACCAAGTTTATTGAGGAAACCAGCGATTTCCTGTGGCAGACATACGGCATTGGAAGCGACCAAGACAAACACGTTTTGGCGGCGCTTGCATCCCAGATTGAAATCTGGGTGGAATGCTGGCGCAATATTAAAGCGGAAGGCGTGGTGGTTGAGTTAAAAGGCGGCTTTACACAAGGCCCAAACCCTCATGTCGCAATTGGCGACAAAGCCTTGGTTCGTGCTGTTGCCCTGATGGGCGAATTGGGCCTGACCCCAAAAGGACGATTGGCAACTGGCAAACAAGAAGGCGGCAAATATTCCAAGCTGCTTAACGGGCCATGACCTATGAAGATGGCATCCTATACGCTGTCGGTGTCGTAAAAGGTGAAATACCCGTCTGCCGCAATGTGCGGCTGGCCTGCCAGCGGTTTCTAAACCAGCTTGAGGACAAGGCGTGGGCGTGGGAATTTCACACCCGCTATGTCGATCATTTCCTAGAGTTTGCCGGGACGCTGTGCCACACCAAAGGCCCGGACGCTGGCAAGCCCTTGGTCTTGCAGCCGTTTCAAGTTTTTCTGATTTGCGCCATTTATGGCTTTAGGTCAAAAAAAGACCCAAAGCAAAGAATGGTGCGAGATGTGATTGTGTACATCCCCAGGAAGGCGGGCAAATCTACCCTGATTGCGGCCATCGGGCTTTATGAACTGGCTTTCGGGGAATCCGGGGCCGAAGTCTATTGTTTGGCGACAAACCGCGACCAAGCATCAATCGTGTTCACGGCGGCGCAGGGTTTCGTTGATGCCATGCCGCCAGATGTGGCTGCGCTGTTCAACCCGAGCAGGAACCGCATCACAAAGCTGGGCGATGCCCAAAGCCGGTTTGAAGCCCTTAGCAGGGACACCAAAAAGACCGGGGACGGTAAGAACCCATCATGCGCCATCATTGACGAAGCGGCGCAGATTGTTGACCGCAACAGCATCGAGGTTCTTTTCTCGGGCATGGTGGCGCGTCAAAACCCGCTGCGGGTTTACATCACCACCGCCAGCTTTACAAAGGAAACCAAATTTTTTGAGGACATGCAGATGCTGGAAGCAATGCTGTCCGGGGAAGCCGAGGACAACCCTAGATGGTTTGGCCTGCTCTACAGCCTTGATCCTGGCGACGATTGGCGCGATGCCACCACCTGGGCGAAGGCAAACCCCATGCACGGCATCAGCGTCTTTGAGGAAGCCATTGCACAGCGGGCAGACGAAGCCAAGCACAAGCCCGCAGCCCTAAATGAATTCCTGTGCAAAACCCTGAATTTGTACGTCAGTGCAAACAGCGCCTGGGTGGATCGCAATTATTGGGATGACCCAAAGTGCAACATCATTACGCAGCGGGAGCCAGAATCCGTTTTTATTGGCTTTGACTTAGCAGCCGTGCGCGACCTAAATGCGGTGTGTACGCTCAAGCGGTACGATGAAACGGATTTCCAAGCCGAATGGAAATTCTTCATGCCCGAGGAAGGGTTTTCCCTGATCCCAAAACATTACGGCGATATTTTCCGTGTGGCGCGGCAATCGGGCATTTTGCACATCACAGAAGGCAATGTGATGGATGACCGCGAGATAAGCGATTACATCATCCAGCAGTCAAACCGATATCATGTGACCGAAATTGGCTATGACGCATACAACGCAGCGTCACTGGTTGCAAGGCTGCACGATTCAGGATTGCCGGTTAAAAAAGTGGGACAAGGGATGGCTGTTCTTAGCAACCCGTCGAAACACGTTGAAAAACTCATCATGCAACACGCGATTAAGCATGATGGCAATCCATTCGTGGGCTGGCAGTTGGGAAACTGCGAGGTTTATATAGATGTGAACGGAAACGTCAAGGTTCGCAAGAATGAAGCAGACAAAAGTGCAAAAGTAGATGGTATTATTGCGCTTATCATTGCGATGCATTGCAGCTTAGATCATCCCGCAATGAGTGGATTTGGTTTCCGCACCTTGTAAGGACGCATCATGAAAATCCCAGGTATCCCCGAAATTTTTCAGCGTAAAGCTGCAAAAGCGGATGAATCAAACACGCTTTATGGGCAAACGGCGCTTGGTAACAACATCGTTTATCAAGGTGACAATAAGCGCCCAACGGTAAACACCCAAATTCTGTATGTAACCACCAGCAGCACCACAGATGCAGGCAGGCCGGTAGATACAAGCCTTTTGTCGCGCAATAGCACGGTTATGTCGTGCGTTTCCGTCAAGGCTCGGGCCATTTCTCAGTTGCCAATCAAGATTATGGCAAAGGCCGACGATGGCACATATGTCGATGCTATCTGCTCGGACAAAGTTGGAACAAGGGATAAAGCAAAAGCCAAATCCGTGCTGGCTTTACTGGAAAACCCTAATAACTTCCAAAGCCAATACGAATTTTGGTATCAGTGGATGATGTGGCATGAAATGCTTGGCGAAGCCTTTACCTTGTGGTGGAGGAAAGACCAAGACAGCAACACGCAAACGCCTTTGGAAATGTACATCTTGGACAGCACATTGATTGCTGTCACAATTACGCCTGCTCGATATCCGTCTTATCGTCTTAGCACCCCAAGCTACGGATTCAGCAAGGATGAGCCGCTGGCAATGCATCAGGTGATGCACGTTAAGGATCAGGCGTGGCAAGGTTCGGCAGGGTTTAACAAAGGCATTTTGGCTGCTGAGTTGGTCGGACTGGATCAAGATATTGATCTTTATGCCAATTACGTCATGCTAAACGGGGCCAAGCCCAGCGGGTTGTTTATCACTGAACAGGTGATTCCCGACAGCAAATACAAAGAAATTGCAGCGCGTCTAAAAGAAGCGTGGTCAAGTATGGTCGGGAGCCAAAAGACCGACAAGAGCAAACCCGGACAGGGCATGCTGCTCGATCAGGGCATGAAATATGAAGCCCTTAAACCCTTGACCCTGCAAGATACCGATTTGGCAAACCTGAAGCTGCAAACCATGAAGCGGATTTGCGCTGTGTATGGTGTGCCACCAAGCATGGTTGGCGTTGGTGATAGCAAATACAACAACACGCAAACGATGCTGGATGAGTTCTATAAATCGACGATGTATCCGGTTTTGGTGAACGTCCAGCAGAAATTAAAGCAGCAGCTTTTCAACGGCTACCCAAATTTGTATGTGGAATTCGACACCAAAAATTTCCTGAAGGGTGCGCCGCTGGATCAAATGAATTTTGCTCAATCTGGCGTGTCCAATGGCATCATGACACCAAATGAAGCACGGGAATATTTGGGCATGAGTAAAATGGACAACGCCGACCAATTGAAAAGTGACGCAAAACCAGCGGAACCAATTCCTGGCAGCAGCCCGCAAGACACCGGGGGCGGGGGCGGCAATCAGACCCGGAAAATGAACATTGGCAAATAAAATTGTCCATTATTTTCCGAATAGTGGTAGCATCCCTGGCAACATATAAGCCACATGCTGACCCGCCACCTAAACGCGGGAGGCCACCTAAAATAATATACGACATTGATCGATCAAACGTCGTTGAGGTAATACATGACCAAGCAAATGCTGATCCTGTGCGAAGCCAAACTAGCAACAGAGGCCGCGCAAAGCGGAAAAGCACCGACCGGAAAGATTGAGGCCCGAGTTACCACCTGGGGGCCGCGTGAAGGCGCAGATGGTCGGCGTTTTTTCTATAAGCCCGAAGGCTTTATGGATTGGGCCAAAGAATTTACGTCGTCGGGCAGGCCGCTGCCCATGTTTGTCAACCATTCCGCAGATCAAATCCCTGTTGGCGAATGGACAGAATTTGCGTTTGACGATGAGGGCATGACAGCTACCGGACGGCTGTACATGAACACCACACAGGGCGCAGACCTATATAACGTCATGAGCGAAAGCCCAGCGATGTTTGGCGGCGTTTCGGTTGGCGCGTATGCGGAACAATATCAGTGGGTCAAAGAAGATGGCGAAGTAATGCCCGCTGCTTCTGGCGATTATGCCGACGAAGGTTATTTCCAAATCACTAAAGGCGGGCTGCGCGAAGTGTCCGTGGTGATGTACCCCAACAATCCAGCAGCCGAAGTGCAAAAGCTGGAATACTTTACAGCCGAGGGGCGCGTAAACCCTCGCACGATGGAAAAGGCTCTGCGTGAGGCAGGGCTTTGCCGAAAGGATGCGACCACCGCATCTTTGTTATTCGACAAAATTTTGTTGGCGCGTGAGGCCCAGCAAAAGCCTGTCGAAAAACCCCAAATCGTGAGTGAGTCCGATGCGGTGGCCGAAGAAGCAGCAATTCTCGAAGCACTTCAGCAACGCGAATTGATGCAAGCCCTTAATGCACGTTTGAAAGGTTAATCATGTCTGACAAAATCATCGAAAAACTGGACGCTATCGCAGCATCCAACGAAGCCAAAATTAGCGAAATCACTGCGGCTGCTGAGGCCAAAGTGGATGCCGCTAAAGCTGAACTGACGGAAAAAGTCGCAGCCCTGGAAGCCAAAATTTCTACTCTGCAAGCGCCTGCTTACATCGAGCGCACAAGCCCCAGTGTTCGCAAAGAAGTGAACAAATCGGTTCGTGAGCAACTGAAACAAGTTATTGGCGGCAAATCGCAGTTTGAAAAAGAACTGAAGATTTTTGCCAACGAAGCTGAGATGCAAGCCTATTTGAGCGAGGCATCGGCCCTGACCGGCGGCGGTAATAATCAGGGTGGACGAACCGCGTATGACCCCGTGTTTCGTGCGCTGCGTCTTGCCAACCCGCTGCGCGGCATGTCCCGCACCGTGGCAACTGATGGTTCAAGCTATCAATTCCGCGTCAAGACCGGCAACGCAGGCGCACAGTGGGGCTACGCCATTCAAAACAACGGCGCGGCAACAACCGAGGACACCAGCATTTGGCAAATCGTGCTAAAGGATATCAACGTGCAGTTCCCGATCCGCACTGCGGCTCTGGATGACATTGATGGCCTTGAGGCAAATGTTGTCGATGACATGCTGGCCGAATTCGCACAGTCTGAGGCGATTTCGATGATCGCCAATAATGACCAAAGCGGCACCGGCACATCGGTTGCAACTGGCGGCGCTGATGGCCTGCGCGGTCTGGATCAGTACCCTGGCGCAAATGCTACTTACGCGGGCGGCACGTTCAGCGTTTCGGCATTCGGCACTAGCGGCACTGGCTCTACCAGCGGTCTGCACAACGTTGCAACCTATGACCAGATCACCACCAACGCCAATACGGTTGGTGCAAATAACATCACATATAACGATGTTATCAATCTGATCTATGCACTGCCGCAGCAGTATTGGACAGAAAACGCCAAGTTCCTGATTAGCCCGATTTTGCTGAACGGCATTCGGAATTTGAAGGACAACAACGGCGCACCGATCTTTAATCGTAACGAAGGTCTGTCGGTTGAGGGTATTGTTGGTCAGTTGCTGGGCTTTGACGTTGTGGTCAACAAGTATTTGGACACGCCATCGCAAACCGCAACGGGGTCGGCTGGCACAACTAGCCTGTATCCGATGTACTTTGCGGATTGGAGCCGTTTCCATACCATCATTGACCGTCTGAACATGGTTATGCGGAGATATGACCAGACGCTCCCAGGATTTATTACATTCTTTGGGGAAAAGCGTTTGGCAACATCTGTGCGCGACCCGTTCGCTGGTGTGCGTTATCGCTCGACCGGCACCGCGACCTAATTGCAGGAAGCCATTGGCGGGGGATTCGTCCCCTGCCTTTTTTCCAAACAATAAACGGACAAATCATGACCATCACCGAAAAAATCCTCAGCGGTATTAAGCAGGCAATCACCGAAGGCGGTGAGGCAAAAATTGATTTGCAAGAAGCGTCGGCAATTACCGGCTCGGGTTCGGGTGTTGGCGGTAATGTTGTTTTTGATGATGCTTTCGCAGCATTGCGATATGCAAACCCTTTTCGTTTGGCTGCGCGACAGATTCCTGCCATTGGGTCGGATATGCAATTTGTTGCCAAAACAGGTAACGCAGCAAACAGCACAAATCCTTGGGGTTACACTTTCACGCCTGATAGCGGTTCGCCCAACGTAAATACCAGCATTTGGCAATTGCCTGTGCGCGTGTTGGTGGCTCAATTGCCGATCCGCACAGCAGTGCTGTCGGACGTTAATAACCTTGAGCCGACGATTGCCGAAGATTTAATGCTGGAGTTTTCGGCTCTTGAGGCCACTTCAATGGCGGTCAATAACGATCAAGCTGGAACCACTACAACAAGCACAGGCGGCACAAATGGGCTGCGGGGCTTGGATATGTACGCCAGCGGTGCGTCAAGCGCATACGGCACCAGCGGCACTGCAATTACAAACGGCATCCACACGTTGGCAACGGTGTCGCTTGGCGGCGTGGCTGTGACCTACAACAAAGTGGTGGACATGGTTAATGCCCTGCCGCCACAGTACTGGATGCTGCCGGGGACGATGTGGCACATGACCCCGACCATGATTCAAACGCTGCGCCAACTGAAAGACAATCAAGGGTTGCCGCTGTTTCTTGAGATTGGCGAAAAAGATGGTTGCGCTTTAGGGCATGTGTTTGGGTTCCCGGTTATCGCCAATCCTTACCTGACAAGCGCATTCCCGATTTACCTTGCAAATTGGACGCGA